TTCATATGCTCCTCCCGCTGAAACACACCCGCTGAAGATGGGTGGGTTTCAGCGGTCTTGTCTTTCTTTTCCATTTGTTCTATATTTGAAATGAGTTCTTTGATTCGTGTGGTTGTCCTTTCAAAAAAACCGATCCAAATGCCGGAGTTCTTCTTTTTGAGCTTGTCTGGTTCCATGGTTTTCTCAAGGAAGGACGTAAAATCAAATGAGAGTTTTTTCTGTGAACGTTGGCCTTTGAGTCACGAACACCCCCTTCCGTGCAACCAGCACCAAAGGGGCAGGGCGTTGTCAACCGCCCGATCGCATGTCAGTCCTTGGTGAAAGTCGGGGCATTGCAAGCCCATGGATCCTTGGTCCATGGGTGAGTTGACCCAACAGCCTAAGTTCGTTCTCATGAATAAGAACAATTCCTCCATGCACCATGGATGTTTTGTTCCTGACCAAAGCGGGTTAAGAGAAATCCGCGATTGACATCACATCTATTTCGAACCCGCTTATCGTGTCCGGGTCCATATACGGAACAGGCCGACCAAAAACAGTCTCTCTTGTTTCTGGGCTCAATAAGGTTCCGTAAACGAAAAGGTTGACGAACATCATTATCCGACCTTTACTGGCCCATCTGCTGTATTGTATTGCGCAGTGGTGTCAACATCCGCTGTAGCAGCCTTGACAGCCCACATAGCACCTTCTTCAAAAGAGGTTTGCGCTAGACTTGAAAGACGAGCATCCTTCTTTTTCAGGCCCTCACAAATGTCAATCAGTTCTGCGACCTTCTCTTTGATAAGGTTAACAAGACTCTTTTCGCTTGGATTGAACGATGTCCTCACTCTCATTTGACCTACTGTCTTATATGTCTCCATCTTAGGTTCTATTTATGAAGAACAATATAAAACTCATGATAACGAAAGAAAAACTTTATGCATTAGGTGCGATCGCACTCGGATTGGCAGCAGTATACTTTTTTTCAAAAAGCTTTGGTTCACTATTCATAATGGCGGCTGGAATAGCTGGAGGATGGTATTTGAAAGGGAAATTTGGTTCAAAAGTAGAAGAAGCGATTGACAACGCGCAGAATACCGTGAACAATGTTCAGGACACGGTCAATAGCATTGAGAACCTCACGAACAAGAGCAAGAAAAAGAAGGGCTGATCACTTCTTTCTTCCAAACCTTCTTTCTACCCAGTTCAAGAGCGGGGACTCTCTCCCGATGCCCATAATGAGGTCCGTCAGCACGACTGCTGGGAGTGCGCACCACCATTTTGATGGGAGACAGATCCATATGATCAACTTGTAAGTGATGTAGAAAAGACCCATTGCCACCCATCTGAAGGGGAGCATCGAACGCAGATAACCAAAAGAGACCCTTTTCATCGTACTCAAGGCGATGAAAAGGGTCTCTTTGTTACAAGCTAGTTCTATTTACTGAAAAGAGATGTATCATGGCCACAGCTAACTCAAACTATAAGATCGTTCCGTTGTCTGGAGGAACGAATGGACCTTACGGAACAACGACAACGACCGTGGTTCACGAAGTGTTCTGCTTGACGAACGGATCCGTGACGATAACGGCTTTGGGTGGAGGTTCAATGACCGTGTCATTGACCGCTGGGCAAAGTGTTGAGCTTCTTTGCTCTGGCATAGTTGTCAACTCAGGAACATTCGTCGGATTCAGTCCGAATAACATGGGATCACTTGGAGTCATAAAATCATTCTAACATGAGTTGCGAAATAATGGGCTGCATGTCAGGTGTGACTGACGAAGAAAGGCATGTTATCATAAATGACATAAGAAGAAACTTCGGCGCCCCCATAGTTACGATGGAGTTGCGGGATGAGCAGATAGATACTGCCATCTGCTGGGCTATTCAGGAATATTCAAGCTATATCAATGATTGGTTCCTTCGGAACAAGCTTGGTGAAATGCTTGGACTTCCCAATGAGATAGACTTCACGCTGAAGTATGTTTCGAACTCGCTCTATTTCGAACAGAGTTTTGCAACACACATAGCAGAGCAAGCTGGTCTTGGAGCCAACAGCCAAAGAGAATTCAAGCTTGCTAGCATAGCACTTACTGGCGGTACTCAGGATTATCTCATCCCTGCTGGAAGAGAGGTCAATGAAGTTCTATGGTTTACACCATCCTTCATCAACCTGTTCGGTCTTGATCCACATTCGAACACGAACATAGCTTTCAGCGAATTCGGTGCTTCATTCGCTGGACAGACGTTGTATCACGTCATGCCAGTATTCGATACCATTCTTACGGCTCAGGCAGCAGAGCTTCGCAATAGGGTCCGTGGTTCAGAATATTCGTACTCTTTGCATGGAGGACCTGATGGTCAAAGGAAGTTGAGATTGTATCCGATACCTAGCAGCACGAACGGAACTGCTGGAAGCACACTGGGCATAGGATCAGCAGCGAACACTCCCGGCACCGTGTTCTATTACTACTACGACAGGGTTGGATACTATGGCAATCCTTTGTTCTCCGGCACCAGCGCCAATCCCGGATATTCGGCAAGCACATCCACAGAACTAGGAAATGGGCTTGTGTCATCACCAGCAGACGCCAACCTACAATTCATCTCGTACGCACAGATGAACTCTGTGGGAAAGAACTGGGTGAAGAAATACGCATTCGCACTATGCGCGAGAACACTTGCTCTCACACGTGGAAGAACAGATAAGATCCCCATTCCGGGAGGAGAGTTGGTTCTGAACAGTGATGCGCTGATGTCTTTGTACGACAAGGAGACAGAGAAACTGTTCGCGAAACTGGAGAAAGACCTAGAAGAACTCTCATACGACAAAATAATGGAAAAAAGGGCTGCTATACAAGAGTCGATCAACAAGACTCTTGGATTTACACCCATGGGAATATACGTCTATTGATGAACGATGTCTGATATCAACGAAATACAAGGCCAGCCAGACGAGCAGAATGAGCATGAACTCAAGCCGAGAGGTGTAAGCATCTTCTTCGGGGAGGAGGACATTGCATATTGGAGCATGACAGGAAGAGAGGTGTCCGAAGGATGGCTCAAAGAGAGTTTCATCCTGTATAGGATCGATATGCAGAAAACGACGCACAACTTCTATGGTGAAGCTAAGAGAAAGGTCTACAAGGACCCTATCGAAGTGTTTGGAAGATTGAACATAGAATCAGGCGCTGTGAGTCAGCAGACACAAGGAGGGATCATGAAGAGGAATCCCGGTACACTGACCGCCAACATATACTTGGAACATCTTGTTGAACTTGGTCTTTTGATCAAAAGGGATGGTCAACACGTTCAGTTGGACATGAAACCCGGAGACTTCTTGATGTTCAAGGGACAATATTTCCAGATCGTGGATGACGGTTTCTCACAATTGGATAACGAGTATTCGTTCCTAGGGGACAGAAGGTTTGCCATCACGGTAAAAGCCAATGAGGTCGATGAAGATAGGTTCAGAGCCCGTTGAGCGGCATAGTTCCTAGCTTTAAGCTAGTTCCTCTTGGAAAGCCGGGATTCTTCCAAAGAAGGGAAAAACCCTTGGCTTGCCAAGGGCAAAATGAAACCCCCCTTTCCCCCCTAAGCCTTATAGCTTCTGGGTTGAGGTTCATTTTGCCCTTGCGTGGTCTTCCACGTGCAGTGCAAAATCTCTTCCGTCTGAATCAAACCCCCCGAGTAAAAGAAACAGGCTTATGGAAGGGCAAAAACCGAAGCGAAGGTAAGCGATCCCTTCAAATAAGCAAATCCTATTTATAGGAAAGGTTAAAATGAGCATTAACGACAATATAGGCAGGCAGCTTGATAAGCAGTTCGAGAACAGCGGGTTCCTGCCTCAGAAGCTGGAGATCTTGGACTTTGACAAGGGGCTTCTTGATTTCTTCAAGTCCTCCAACTTCTCGTTGTCTGACACCAATGATAACATGCGTACCGTGCCTATCATATGGGTGAGCCAAGAACTTTGGGCTGAGCGCAAGCAGTTTTGGAAGAACATGACCAATGAACAGGGAGAGGAAATATCCAGACCCTTCATAGCCATTGTGAGAAAGGGGGTCAAGCAAGGAACTTCACCACTGAAGAGGACCATTCCATTGAAAAAGAAGTTCACCTATGTGAAGGTGGTCAAGTTCAATGGGACGACAAAGGAGTATGACCTCTACAAGATACCTCAGCCCTCCTATGTGGACATTGATTATGAGGTACGGTTCGTATCATCCTACATAATCGATACCAATAGGTTCTATGAAAAGGTCATCGGAGAGTTCTACAGCAGCAGACAGGGGTATATGAACATCAATGGTTACCAGATAAGGAGCGTGATGAGCGATCCTTCTGAGAACAATCAGGTTGATGTGAATGACGAAAGGATATTCCAAGTTTCCGTTCCGATAACCGTATTTGGCAAGCTCATTGACCCCAAGGATTTTGAAAAAGTGAACGGGGTGACCAAGGTGTCGATTAAAATCTCTGAAACGAAAGGATGACCGAGCTTTTCTTTCTATTTAGATGAGAACAAACCTACCAACCAATGAAAGTAACTAACAATAGAGCAAAGTCAGCCACTGTGTTCTACAAGGTGAACGGAAAGATGCAGAAGATGAGGCTCAAGCCATTCGAGTCCCTTGCCATTTCCACTCTCAATGATATCAACGCGGTGAGAAACAACATGGTGATCAGCAATTTCGTTGCTTCTGATAGGGCGGCGTATTATGCTACAGCATCGGCAGTATCTCTGCACTTGGTGACCACCTACACTTACAATGACGGACTGTCCGTAAGCCCACTTCAATATGTGGATACCGGATACACGTATACACAAGGCAATTTCGCAGCTTATCCTGTGGCTTACTCTTCAGCTACGCCACAAGCGACTTTCGCAGTGAGAAAGACTCCTGTAACAAGACAGACCAAGGGGCGCTTCGAAGTGAAATACCTCTGATGAATTAGAGCTTATAGGTCGTATCAGTATGATCTTGATCCAAAGGAATGCGGAGCCTTCAATAGGGGCTCCGCATTCCTTTTTAGGGAAAGAAGCTCAATGCGTTATAGGCAAAGGAAATTGCGCCTATTTATGAGCAGTACGATCATTTTTCCCAAGAAACACTGATCTGAAGAAAAGGGACCGAACCAACAAAAAGAAAACCACTAACAAGACATGGCAACAGTATTTGTGTCACCGGGTGTTTACAGCACTGAACAGGACTTCACCGCCTTTGCCTCAAGGATAGGTATTACAAAATTGGCCGTTGTGGGCAAGTTCCCGAAGGGGCCTGCGTTCGAGGCGATAAAGATCTCAACCGCCGATGAGAATGTACTGAGGTTCGGTGGTACGAACTATGAATATCCGGCGACTTACATCATCGACGCTTTCTTGACCCAGTCAAGCGAGCTTTTCGTGAGCCGTGTCCTCGGTAAGGATGGTTTCACAAACACACCAGCATGGCTGTTGGTGGCTGACTATTCAGCCAACACAGCGCTTGGTGCAAAGTCCGGAACAACTCTGGCAGTGATCAGGTCGAAGACCGATAACAACGGAGTACCTTACTTCAGCGCACAGACCGACCTTATCCTAGGCAACTGGAAAATGGTTTCCGGTTCACCGCTCTCATCGTTCGTTCTCAGTGCTACCACTGGTCCTTTGACAGCGGAAACGAACGGCTTGGTCGTATCGCTTGATGAAACGAGAACAGATTACTTGGCAAAGAGCATTGGCAAGAGCGAGAAGGTCATTGCCAGCACACAGAACATTTACGTGGAGAGCATCTTCCCTCATTTCGTGAGAGAGGCTGCTGCACGTGGAGAGATAACTGGTATCTACCCTCAGCTTATCTACATTCCGAATACGAACGTTGATTATGCGGATTACACGGGATCATATACGAACGCTAAGACTCCTTGGATCGTTTCCCGTGTTATCGGAGGAGCGGTGAAGAACCTGTTCAAGGTTCACACGCGCAGCGATGGAGATGCGTCCAACAGGGAATTGAAGATTTCCATCACGAACATCGATTTGAACAACAATCTGTTCGACATCGCAGTCCGCTACTATGATCTGAACGATGCTGCATCATTCAACATCATCGAAAGGTGGTCAAGACTGTCGCTCGATCCAGATAACACAAGGTATATCGAGAGGATCATAGGTTCAGTCGGTGATGAACCATATCCAAGGAAGTCGAATTTCATCGAGATAGAGATGGCTGATTCTTGGCCTATCGATACGGTGCCTGCTGGTTTCCGTGGATACGAACTGAGGAGCACGAGCTTGCTTGATGCGTTCTCCAGTGCGGTCACGATAACCCCGAACATCTATTACAAAACGGTATACTTCAGCGGCGATTCCGTTCCAAAGACTTACCTCGGTGTATCCGAGCTTGGCTACACAGCTTTGACATCGTCTGTTGTCGGTGTGCGTTATGCTGCTCAGAACATTGAGCATGATCTCTTCCAATATCAGGGAGCCATCACGACAGGCTTGACGACGACGCTCGGATTCCACATGGAAAGCGGAGCTACGATCGGTGGGGAGTTCGAATCAGGAGGTATCAATTCCTTGACTGGATATACGAACTCTGCTGGCGTAACGGACAGAAGCAAGTTGAAGTTCACGGTCATGCCTTACGGCGGATTCGATGGATGGAACAAGTACAAGACGTACACTTATGGTTACGAGGAATTCGCGGAGGGCGAACTCTCGAACATCGAAGCCTACAAAGACGCTATCGATGTGTTCGAAAGCGATGCAAGCGTTGATGTGAATCTCTTGGCAACTTCTGGTATCGATTATCAGAACAACGAGGAGCTTGTGAAGTATGCCCTCAACATGGTCGAGGAAAGAGCAGACATATTCTATGTCATCGATTCCCCTCGCATCACGGTTGGAGAAACGAAGGGTACGCCAGAAGAAGCTGTGGAGGCATTGGATTTGACGGGTATTGATTCAACGTATGCTGGTACTTACTGGCCTTGGATCCAAGTCGCTGATGTGAACACGAGCCGCTATGTGTACATGCCACCAACATTCGCAGTTGTTCGCAGCATGGCATACACTGATAACAAGTACCAAAGCTGGTTCGCTCCTGCTGGTGCGCTCAGGGGTACGATGCCGAAGAACGTTATCAGGGCTGATGTTCGTTTGACGAAGACCCAGAGGGATACTCTCTACAATGGAAGGATCAACCCGATCACGGACTCCACACAGAACGGAGTGTTGATCTGGGGTCAGAAGACCTTGCAGGTGAAGGAAAGCGCTCTCGATCGTATCAACGTTCGCAGATTGCTCCTCCGGATCGAAAGACTTGTTGCGGCAGCCTCGATCACCTTGGTATTCGAACAGAATGACCAGACGCTGCGCGATCAGTTCTTGGCAAAGGTCGAACCGATCCTCTTGCAGATCCAGAACCAGCGTGGTATCACGGGCTTCAAGGTCACAATGGATGACAGCAATAATACGCCTGACACCATCGATAGGAACATGTTGATCGGAAAGATTCAGATCAAACCTACCAGAGTGGCTGAATTCATCGACTTGACCTTCCAGATCCTACCGACTGGGGCAAACTTTGAAGAGTTCTAAGCTCAACACGAATCAATGAACGAGAGGGCCGAAAGGCCCTCTTGTCGTTGGTGCAACATTTTGAACGTTATGCACGTATAATGAATGTAAAGGCCAGAACAATGCGAAATCTGATAATTGCCATCTTTCTGTCTTGCACGCTTCAAGCAGCAGCACAGGACTATTATGAACAGCACCAGACCGATACCGTTCAGGTGTTGACCAAAAAGGAGCAACGTCGTCTGGACAGGGAAAGGAGAAAGGCGCATGAGCGCCACTGCTATTGCCCCTATCAACAAACTACCTCTGTATGGCATGACATCTGGAATGACGGTGTTGTTGGCACTACGAAGGCGGTCTACCAATCGACTGTGAAGCCTCAGGTCATCGGCCAAGTTGTTGGTGGTGTCCAAGGTGCTGCGAATGAGGCGCCAGTACCGACCATCGTGGCTGAGACTGGAACCGCATTGGCCATAAGCGAAGTGCAGAAAAGCAGGCGCCATCAGCGTAATCGGCAGGTTCCTCAGGCAGGACGCGTTTGCGATTGCGATCCATGCCCTTATCATGGGCAGAGGTATAAGCCAGCACAAGGAATTCATTAACTTCACGATCATGGACAGCACCAAAGTCGCCAAAACCTTCAAGGGAGAGGTTTATGAAGGTAGGGATAACTATCTCCTGCAACCAGCAGGATCGAGCATGGCACACGAGTCCATCCAAGGCTTCGTAGACAGAGTGCTCAAGGAATACGATGGTCAAAAAGTGGTCGTGAAGGTGGCCATTGACATCGACGTTGAATAATGGAGCCGTTCAAGACAACTGCCGTATTCAACGGCAGACATTACGTCCACTTCGGAATACATCCTACAACGGCATCTTTGTACGGCAATCGCAGGGAAGACATCGTGGAATTGACGATGCGTCTCGCGGAGGATCAAGAGGTGCCGAAGCACACATCTGGCCCAAAGTCCAACCCAAATGCTGACTACTGGGGATGGTATGAGGATGATATCGGAAAGTTCACGCTCATTTGGCAGGCATACATGTTGCTTGAAATGTGCTTTCCTTATGGGATGAAAGTGGAAGAGGATAAAGGGAGGGGAAAGGCGTACAGATTGGAAATCGTACAAGCACAGGATGGAGCTTTCGCTGTTTGATGACCCGGAGGCTCCAGTGAACAACAACGTCCTTCCAAAGGACGGAGAAGCGTTGTACTATCCCAATTTCTTACCACGAGGGGAAAGCGATGTTTTGCTTGCCAAGCTCCTGAAGGAGATCAAGTGGAAGCAGGAAAAGGTCAAGATGTACGGCAAGATGGTGAACATACCAAGATTGACGGCTTGGTATGGAAGCACGGATAAGGATTATACGTACTCGGGCATACGCATGAAACCGCGTGAATGGAGTGAAACACTCCTTTCCATCAAGAAGGCTGTAGAGGAGAAGGCTGGGTCAGAATTCACCAGTGTGCTTCTGAATCTTTACAGGAACGGAGAAGACGCCGTGGGATGGCACAGCGATGATGAAAGAGAGTTGGGAGAGAATCCTACAATAGCATCCGTTAGCTTGGGCACATCAAGAACGTTCCGTTTCCGCCACCTAGAAGAAAAGTTGGTGGAATCCATTGAATTGACACACGGAAGCCTGTTGATCATGAAAGGCGAAACACAGGCCAAGTGGGAACATGAAGTGCCGAGGAAGAAAGGGATCCTGAAACCTAGGATAAATCTGACCTTTCGGCTGATAGCGACTTAGTCCTTGGTGGATACGGTTGCGGTCTTGTCCGATATGCCGAATTCGGCCTGCATTTTCTCGGAGGACGGTTTTTCCATGAACGTACCATCATGGAACTTCACATTGTGGAATGTGGTCGGAAAACGCGTGAACGGTGTTCCAAGCTTGCTTCTCGCATGCACAGGCTGGGTCTTCATGTAGAAACTGGAACCATCAGCGAAATTGAATGTCAGGTGGTTGCTCCATGCACTTCCCCTTTCATTGACACCAATGTCCGCACCGCCCTTTCTGTCAATGACCTCACCAAGTTTCAGGGCCATTTTGCTTTTCCATGACCCTACGACAGATGTAGCTATTCGTTCGGCATCATACTCTATTTTCGCTTGCCAATCATCCATCAGGTAGTTGATCTTGTATTCTGGCGAGTAATAGTCGATGCCTCTTTTGTCCTTGAAGTAGCGCGAAGCATCCACTTCGGTACGATGATATGATTCACGCTCGAACCATGGCGCATTCTTGTCAGGCTTGACGACGCTGAATTTACCGTCCGTGAAAACGCGTTGAACGAAATTGGTTTCGCTTGTTATATGGGTTTTCTTGATGTTATCATGAAAGCCCTCCCCTATCTTGTTCAAGGCATCCATAAGAATGGGATTATCGAACGCATGTTGGATCTTAGCGCTCACGGCGTCCTTCTTTGCTTCGCGCTCTGCTTTACGAGCATCAATGGCGGCGCGTTCCTTGGCCTTCTTCTCTTTCCTAAGCTCTGATTCTTTGCCTCGCACCAGATCGAATAGTGCCCAACTGAGCGTAGTATCCCCGATGACATCATGCCTATCGCGCAGATTGGGGATCATCTCATAGGCGTCTAGCTTGTTCAGTTCTTTTTCGCTTGTAGCCGCATCGACCATGGCGATGTAACGCTGCACATCAGGGTCCTGCATCTGGCGCAGCACAGCCACACGTTTTGGTCCTGACCAAGCCATTTCTAGCAAGGTCTTACGTATGATAGACCTTACTTGTTGCATCAGTCAAAAGTGATGTCTTTGAATATCTCGATTGTCAAGAAGCCTTGCTGAGGTATCGTGAGCCGTCCTCCATCTGAGTAGTTCAATTGGAACTCCCCCTTGAATATGCCGCTTTCGTCCGTGTCCTCAGCCGCCCAGTTATACTGTATCGTTCCTCCGGAGGAACAGGATATAACGCCATCCTTCTTCGCAACCTTATAGTTACCATGTGCGTCGACCATGGTAAAGGTGACTCCGGTCGCTCCCGTTAGGTCGAATGGTTCGACCTTGCCCAAAGCTCCCCTATCGAAAATGCTCAAACGCAATGATGGCAGTGTATCATTGCGTTTGATGGTGAAGTCTCTTTTGCTTAGAGGCATGTTATCAGGGAGTTGCTTCTATAACATAGTCCAGAGTTCTGGAATCCAAAGCGATTTCCAGTGGAAGATTCGTGTCCATCATTACATCTAGCTCTCTTACCACTACAACCCCACCAACTGTTGTGTCAGAAGGGAATTGGAATCTGGTATAAAGAAGTCGAGTTGGAGCGGCGGCTGTGTATTGTACCTGCCATTCTATTTCGTATTCATCATCTGAATTGTACAGTGACGATGTCATGTCAGCATAGTACAGCCCTGTTGAGACTTGCACTATTGTAGCGCTTGCTTCTACGATCGCATTGCCCTGCGTAACGTTCCTTACAGTGGCAGATAGGGCGGTTGGATCGATGAGCGTATACGTGGATGTCTGGTCAGGGGCTATACTGATGTGATAGAAACGTCGGTATACCCTTAGTATTCCTGCCATGACAACATGGTATGCGGCTTAGTTGGACAGGATGCATCTGTCAGGCTGAAGCGTGACAGAGATCTTCACGACATCATCCGTACCGTAATCGAACTGATCGAAATCAGCGGATACGATCTGGCAGCCGATGAGCGTCCACTTCTGAACCTCGACACCCGGACCGTCAAGGGCTTTCAGGACCAAGTTCTTCTTGTATCCTACTGCATAACCCATACGACCTGTGGATGATTCAAAGTGAAGATTGACCCATTCCATGACCTTTTGCGTGGTGGAAGGACCGATGACATCGATGAAGCTTATCTCCATTTGCTGCCATACGGAACGACCAGCGACCCACGATGAGGTGTTCATGTAAGGGATTTCGACTGGATTGATGTTCAAGGAAGGCTTCTTGGCCGTTTGAACGATGAACTGGTCAATGCCAAGTTCGGTTGGGAATTCCAATGCAAACCTATTTTGCAAGAGGGGCTCTTGGTCGATAGGAACTGGACGAAACATGTCTGCCATGCGTATCTAGGTTTTGGTTTCTCATAAATACAGTAGTGAAACTTTTTTGATTCTGTAGCCTTCTATTTATTCACAAACAGAGTTAGATGGGACATTACTTGAAGCCGATCCCGCCGCACAGCGGACTTACAGCATTGCAAGGGGGGGACGCTTCTACGGGAGAGTATTACCATTTTGCTCAGTCGCAACATGACTACCTAGCTGGTCTTTATTCTGGAGTAACCGCCGTATCAGCAACCACACTCTATTCTGGTTCGACCAACTTGAGCCACCTGCTTGGTCAAGCCGCGACTTATATACAGCCCGGAACGAATGCTTATACAGGGGGAACTGCTTCAAGACCAATAATCGGCATCATAGGGTCCCCTTCGTTCACATCAGTTACAGCCACAAGTTTCATATCAGGTTCGACAAACATCAATGATCTCATTGCTTCCTCTTTGGGCGGCAATGGCAGCGCTGATGACGGTTTGCTTGTGCGATTCAACTCAGAAGGTCAGCTTAGGGCGTCCGTCGAGAATTCGACCACACCTGCTATATGGGCATCAGCGCTCGGCACACAGACAGCGATGTATGTGAACGGGTCGAACTTGAGCGATCTGGTTTACTTCCAACAGAGCGGTAATGGCAATGCGCTTGCCGCTCTGTCAACGGGCGGGTACGGCATTGTCGCACATTCAAGCAATGCAACCCCTCTCTTGGTCAATAGTATCGACTTTGGCGGTTCGCGATCTGATATCGCCAAGTTCACGACAGGCCTGACTCCATCATTACAATTGAGCGTCCTATTCGATGGTGCGCTCATTTGGTCATCTGCAACGGGGGCAGCGAGAACGAGAACATTCCTTGG